CTGGATGCTCTCCGTCACGTCTGCATTCCCGGAAACTGCTTCGGCAATTTGTGATGGATCCTCACTCTCCATCGCAATAATTAAAACTTTTTCCTCCTTAACCAAAAATGGTCTATACTTAATTTTTTTCTTAGTGGAAGGAATCACCAACTCATACGTCGGTGTGGCAATCTTAGGTAAAGGCATTACGATTCATGCACGTCAGTAAAATTATTTAGTGACGTTATTAGAACTTGTAAAGTTTGAATTAGCAATTTGAGTTGAACTCAACGAAGATGTATCTGGAGCAATATTAAAGAGGTTTGAATAGTTATTGGAGTTCAGGAAGTTTGCTGACTTCAGACCAAGGTCATTAGGGAGATTAAAGGCATCACCAAATGATGATCCATAAACACCTTTTGCACCTTGTGAGAACAATCCAGAGTAGTTTGGAGTTTCTCTATTATTTGCGTCACCAACGTATTCGTTGATTGAACGCGACTGTCCAGAATAATATCTATCGTAATGGAATGAAGCGGTTGCCTTCAGAATTGTTGAACCTTCATACGAAACTGGTGTTGCATTCAATGCGATTGGGAACAACCCAAAGAATCTATATTCAATATATCTCTTATAGTCTCTTTCAAACTTGATAATTCTAGTTTCATCACACTTATACTCACTTGGATATCTCATTCTAAAGTAGTAACCCTTACGAAGTGGATTGATTCCATCTCCAGTCTCACTACCAGAAGAGATGAACTCCATCCAGTGCTCCAAGAACTTCAATGATCTGTAAGCATTATCAACATAGAACTCCATATCCATCTGGACGAAAGTTCTAGTGTGTGCAAACTTCTCAGCAACACCAGTGAAGTTACCAACAACATCAGCAGTAGCAATTCCACTACCTGGGAGTGATGCTCTACTACAAAGTAAACTAAGATTATCAGAAATGAATCTGGCATCCATTCCCCTATCACGGAGATGTGTTCTTAAGTTTCCACTCAGTCCACCAAACTCAACAGCAAAATGAGAAGACTGTGCTACTTCAGTTAATGTTGGTTTTATCTGAGATATCTTTTTCGGAAATGGTCTAGGCACTCTAAATACTCTTAGGTGATTGTTTAGTTATTTAGATGTCATATAAGGGAAAATATAAACCCTCTTATCCAAAGAAATACAAGGGTGATCCAACCAATATCGTGTATCGTTCTCTCTGGGAGCGCAAGTTCATGGTTTACTGTGATAAGAACGAAAATATATTAGAATGGCAGTCTGAAGAGTTCTGCATCCCGTATCGTTCTCCTATTGATAATAAGGTCCATAGATATTTTCCAGACTTCTTTATCAAATACAAAGACATCAACGGTAGAATTAGATCATCATTGATTGAAGTTAAACCACTTCGACAGTGCTCTCCCCCACCCAAACCAAAGAGGCAGACTAAAAAGTATCTGAGTGAAGCATATGAGTATGCTAAAAATCAGGCAAAGTGGGAAGCAGCAAGAGAGTTCTGTAAAGACAGAATGTGGGAGTTCAAAGTAATGACGGAGAAAGAACTCGGTATCAACTAATGGCGAAACGACCAACAGATACAGATACTAATGTAAACAGAATCCGTTCTGTTGTGGACAATATGACGGGTCTAGCAGATCCAGACGATAGGATGATTGAAGTCTTGGAACTGCTTACCCCAACACCAGTAAGATTGGTGCAACCTGGAAAGTTGTATCTGTTTGTTTACAACGCCAAAACTCCAAACATCACATTCGATCAGAACCCCTTCATAGCAGTCACAGATGTATTCCAGTGGGGATTCCGTGGATTCAGTGCCCACTGGAGAGAACCAAGACAATATACATGGAATGAAGTAGGAACTGATGTGTATGAAATCTTCCGTTCTGAAGTAAATGATGTTCTTAGACTGTCACTTATGAATAAGCGACTAAATAACTAAAAAACTAGTCGGATGCTAGATTATAACTTAAATCTTAAATCTAACTTTGATGCTGCGTCTGCCTTTAAGATGGGCAGCGATTTAGCCAAGAAAGGTGAAAATCTTTTAGATCCTAAGATGCCTAGAATTCTTAGGTATCCTCTTGCTGCGATTGATAAGTCGCAGGATATGCTGCTGATTAGAATATACAATAATGTTACAAATAAACCAGGTGAAGATAATATTACTACAATTACAGACATAAAAGATGCATCAGGTAAGACAATTCGTTCTGATGTTAATTTTAGACCAATAAAATCTAAGTCCGATAGATTTAATGAACCAAAGGTAGGAAAAGAATTAGAAGAAAATGCGAGATATATCTACTTACCAATTCCACAGCAAGTAACAGACTCACTCACTGTTGGATATGCCGAAGATACTTTGAATCCACTTCAAGCTGCTGGAATGGCTCTTGCCGCTAAAGGAATTACAAATCCAATAAAAGCAGCTGGAGCAATTGGAAGAATGATTGAGGGAGCAACTAAAGGTATAGGAGATTCTAATATAAAGGCTCTTGAAACAGTTCTTGCTGGACAAGCGATCAATCAACTTGGTGCTAATGTTAATCCACAATCACTGATTACTCGTTCTTCTGGTCAGATTCTTCAGTCTAACTTAGAACTTCTCTTCAGTAATGTAACTCTTAGAACATTCCCATTTGTTTTTGATTTTACTCCAAGAGATCCTCAAGAAGCACAGATTGTAAAAGATATAATCAGGACAATCAAGAGGGCAACAGTTGCTAAGAAAGGTGGTGGATTATTCATCAACTCTCCAGATTTATTCCAATTCCAATATATCTCTAATGGAAATAATGACCACCCATTCTTGAATAAATTTAAAGTTGGTGTCCTTGAAAACGTTTCCATTGATTATACCGCATCTGGAACTTATGCTACTTACAGTGATAAGACACCAGTTCATATTAGAATGTCTCTCACTATGAAAGAAATCAACCCAGTTTATGCTGAGGATTACGACGACGAACCAACAGGAGTAGGATTCTGATGAGTTACTTTAGAGAACTACCTGATATTTTATATCAGTCAAACTTACTACACAAAGTCTCTTCCCAAGAATATGTTCTAATCAAGAATATCTTCCGTAGAGTAAAAATTCAAGATTGGATTCAAGAGAATACAAACTTCTTCAATCGCTATACTATTCGTGATGGTGAAAGACCAGATACTTTAGCGGAAAGATTATACGGTTCACCTGACCGTGATTGGATTGTTATCTTAACTGCTGGGATTACTAATATTAAAAACGATTGGCCACTGAGTAATTATGATTTATATCGCTACGTAGAGAATAAGTATGGTACTACTCTGAATGATGTTCACCACTATGAAACCATTGAAGTTAGGGATAATAGAGATAGATTGATTCTCCCTGCAGGACAAAAAGTTGCTCAGAACTTTACTATTCCAACTCCTTTCAACGCATCAGCAACAAACTATTATATTGGTATAAGACCACAATCTAGTAATATTGATTACAGATCAGTCAATAGTAATATCAATCCTGTGACTGGTGTTTCTAATTACGAATATGAAACAAACCTGAATGAAGATAAGAGAGAGATTGAGATAATGAAACCAGCATATCTTCAACAGTTCTTGAATGATATGAGAGAGTTGATGAACTATAAAGAAAGTTCCCAGACAGTCGATAGTAAACTACTGACTACTGAGAACACTAGACTTATTGGACCATAAGAGTTCTAGACTCTTATCAAATATCATAACGTATCGGTGTTTGCGAGATCTGTCTCTCCATTCACCTTCGGCATCACCAATCTTTCCTCTTGAATGTTTGGTGCCGTCTGAAAAGAAGAAATCTTTTTTTGCATCTGATAGACCACAATACTTAAAGTTACAAGCGCGATAGATTGTGCCACCATGATGCTCGCTATCAGCGTATGAAATGATTGCCCTGACTTTTGTTTCTTTTCTAAGTCTTTTAATCGCCCTACTAACAAACCAAGAAGTAATGTTGTACTCTTCTTGCTGAGTATTAGGATGGATGCAAAGTCTTGAAAGTTCAAATAACCCTTCTTGTTCATTCCTTTCTAGACCGAATGCTCCTTTTGCTATTTCAGGAACAGGGAGACCTGTAAAGATACAGACTCCCTGGATGCCTCCTATATTCAGGGGACAGAAATCATTGTTTTTGTATAGACCGTAATTATAACCAGACTTAAAGGTTTTGGATATATCCTTCAAATAATGAAACCGCAGAAGTAAATCTGCGGCTTCGGATTTGGTTACACGGTCTATTGTGTAATCAGATTTCACTCTTCAGCAAGTCGTGCGAAGTAAGACAGTGCATCATCGTCATCATCACTAGAGGAAGAGTTGGATGGGAGGATGTCTTCTGCGTTGAAGTCACCAGGGGTAGAGGTCACTGCGGGAGCAGTACCA